CTGGTCGCTGATTTCCCCGCAGGCGTTCAATTTCAACCAATGCCGCTTCGAGTGCCCTGCCTGTCGCCGTGTTCCGAATTGCGTTGGCGTGCCGACCCCGTAGGTCCGCGATGTCCAGTTCACTCATCCTTCCGCCCCCTTCGGCACTAATCCCTGTAGCCGATCCCGCTCGTTCACCAGCACCTCAGCCTCGGTCATTCCGATCCCGCAATAACTGACCAGCGTTTCGGAGGGTGCGTACGGTGCGGCGTTTAGGATCACTGCGACGTGTTCGCGGAAACCATCTGGCGGTGCTGCGTCCGTGTTGTGCCCGGCGTCACCGGGAGCCGTCGCGGTCGGTTTGAATCGTCGCCACAGTTTCGGCAGTTGTGTCACGCCACCGTAGCCGATGCCCGCGATCAGCAGGACGATTCCGAGGATTTGTTGTAGGGGCAGGTCCACCGTCATTGCGGCACCTTGTTAATGTCCGCAATGCCTTGGCCTAAAATGTAACTGATCACAATGCCCGTGATTTCCACTGCGGTCTGATCGGGCAGGTCCAACCCGATGCGGCCAGCGAGCAGAACCAGAACGCCAGCGATTGCGGCGAGTGCTTTTTTCGATTGCAAAATTTGTCGAACGATATCCATGCGTCACCTCCTGCGTTGAGATTGACGAACGCGGGAGTATTTGTCAACCCCGCTTCACCTCCCAGGGAAAAACATGCATCCGCCTATCCTTCCTTTCTAAGCTGCGATTCGTCTGTCTGGTACGCACTGTACGCACCCGCCTGTCACCTCCGAACGCAATTCCCCCCTCCCGCTCCGCATATTTAACGAGGTTCGTACGACCGAACGAACGGTCCCATCCTCACGGGATACCTGACGACGAATAGGGTTCCGCCGCAACACATCTGCCCGAGGATAGTCTCCCTCGAAACGGTCTTACCGAATTGGCTTAGGCTGGTTGAATTCCCGTAGCAGTCCTTGTCGCACTCGACAGTCCGTGCCTGCTAACAACACGTATTCGCCCGTTTACAGTGAGCTATGGACGTAAAAAAACCGACCAAAGAGTGGAACAGCACTCTCGGGTCGGTTGAAAAGCAGCCGAAGCTGCGTATTTCTGATTGTTGGCGATGCTGTCCCATCGGCAACACAACTCTACGTATTCACCACTGATTTGTCAATCGTAATCACCTTCTGAATGGCTCAACGCCTTCCACTTCGTAAGCTGTTCCTCCTTGTAGGCTACGTGCCTCTTAGCAAGATCCAGTTCATTCACCTTCGTTGCAATCATAGCCGCTTTTGCTTCCTCGAAGGTTTTCCTGATATGGTGATATTCGCTGTCCTTGCTTTCCCTCCGACCATCACCATGGAATACAAACTTTTCAGTCTCTTTAATCACTGGGATTTCATGGATCCCGCCATGGCTCGTCGCCTCATACCACGTCTCCGCAACACTCGTATCGCTCATAGTCAATCTCCAGTTGGTCGAGGGCCAAACGTAATTCGCTCAACACTCACAGCGTGGCACATTCCAGTGTCCAGTGCTTCCACAACTCCCACTGGAAACGGCCCGTAATTCCCTTCGTTCTCCTCATGGTCCGTTGACCAAGCCAGCAGCCGACCCTGCTTCCAGTCCTGTACTGTTTTCGTTTTGTAATCGAATCGGCAGAACCAGCACAGGTCACCAATTCGGTTGGGGGAATTCAGAAGTAGCGGTTGAGCATCGTATTCCTCAGTACCACGCCCTGTGGGCCAGTCGCCGTAATTCTTCTCAGCTGGTTTTACAGGCACCCCAACACGACGACGGTATTCGAATTCAACCGCCTGCTTACCCACCCTGTGCGATGCACGCCATTCCTTCGGATACCTACGACTACGGCATTCGTCGCCACGCTGAACGAGGTCGTCCGCTTCCAGCATTTTCCACTCCAGTGAATATTCTTCATCGACCACCTTAATATCAGCCATCACTTCGCTCCTTTTTCTTTCAGTTTGGTTAAGAATTCACCCTGCCTGTCAAGCCGAGCAGTCAGCTCTCCAATCACTGCCTGGCACTCCTTCAAGTCTGCTTCCAACACTTTGTTGACCTGACGCTGCGCCTTCAATTCAGCCCAGCAATCCCTGACACTCGCCACAGCGTTGTTGATGTTGTGGTTCGCGCCAGCGTATCCCTGCTTCAATTCGCCGAAACGCTTCTCCCACCATGCCAACGTGAATTTGTCAGGCATCAGGTCACGGCGTTCCTGTAGTTGTTCCGTGAATGTCTTCTCAGTCATCCGATAGAACCTTACTGAGAGCGTTTACCCATGCTGTCCACTTCCGAATAGGGGCTGATTTAAGCCTCATACCGCGTTCACTGCCCTGTCGTTTCGATTCCTGAAAGCTACGCTCGGAATGTGCCAGTGCGGCCTTACAGTGTTGCAGTAGCGTTTCCAGTGAATGACCAGCACCAGCCTTGCCACAATACGGACAGAACGGCGTGGTCATATCTCGCTCACAACAACGCTTGGATGCAACATCGTCTTGTGCTAATTCATCGCTCACGAAAACCTCCCATCGAATAAGTGTTTCACTTTCATACCCGCTTTACGGTCACCGTACGGCAGCATGCGAACCGTCTGCTTGCCCACCGTAATCTCCTTCGGAATACGCATCTTCGTTCCCTGACTCTCGGCCATGCCGTAAGCCATTCCTACAGCCTGCTTCCACGTTCGGCCGCTCTTACCAGCACGGTACAGTGCCGACACCATGATCTCAGCACACGTCTTCTTCTTAGGTGCCTTCGAATCCTTACGCTTGATCTCATTTAATTCGGTGCCGTTGAATTCCAGACCCTGCGATCCACGCTCCTTCGGCGTTGGTTCATAACCACACGACTTGCACCGCCCACCTCGGTACACAGCTGTGCATTGCGGGCACTCGATCGTCGGACGCACTCCCTCCTCACCAGATGGCTTCGTGGTGTAGTCCAGATTCCAATCCACCTCATCCTCAAAGAATCCCAGCTTCCTGTCACTGCTGAGATTCCCGCCATGATCCAGTACGATTGCGTCCATGATCTCTGGATGCCGGCGTGATGCCCGAGCAATCATCTGGCGCCAGCGTTTCCGACTGCCGACTGCCGTACACATCTGAACGCAGCTCACACGCGGAATATCTGTTCCCCGTTCACACACACCCACATTGCACAGGTAATCGATCTCACCACTGTTCAACGCCTCGTACAGCCAGAGCCTCATGTCGTCAGGCGTATTGCCGTCAACGTATTTCGCTCGCACACCGTTCTGTTCCAATAACTGCTGAGCCTCTTTGGCATGTGTTCGCCGTGGGAAGAATCCAATGGTTGCCCGCCCTTCCGCTAATCGCTTCCAATCTCGCACCAGATCGCCGCTCATGCCCTCCATTGCCGCAGACACGGAATCCTTCGTGAATTCTCGGCCTCGCTTCACGAGCTTCCCAAGGGCACCGTCAGTGGCGTGGAAGTAGCGGTATGACTTCAGGAATCCATTCCCGATCAACCATTCGGGAGGCTTACCCGTGACGATCTCTCGGTACACATCAGCCAGCCCCTTCGATTCAGGTGTCGCTGTCAGCCCAATTACAAACGGTGGAACCAATCCCGTCGCTTCCCGTTTCTCCAAATGTGCCTTCAGGAATCTGTGGAATTTGGAATGGTGTGCGTGAGCTTCATCGAACACGATCAGATCGAACGTCATGTCCCACGAATATTCGCCTCCCTCACAGAACCAACTCAGCATCGTGTCGATCGAAGCAACCTGAATCTTGAACGCTGGGTTGCAGTCTCGACCTGACATCAGGACTGCTCGTGGTAATTCAGGTTCCTCGCGGAACGAATTCATGGCGTTGTCCACCAGCCCACGACCGTACACTACGAACAGTGCATTCCCTGATTGCTTGTCGCTGAGTTCAGTGTTGTGGTAGGAACCCAGAATCCACTTGGCTATTCGCGTCTTGCCGACGCCTGGTTCGGCCTGCAGAATCACCGAACGGCGAGCCTTCAGGGCCGCACGCACTCGTTCTTTGTGGTCGGCTTGGTGTGGGTAGAGTTCTGGAAGGATGACCTGTTTCATCTCAGTTCATACCTCGCTAGATGCTTAAATTCAGTCGGTTCATCCCTCGGTGGGAATATGTCGTGTGCCTCGTGAATGGCGCCGTGGCAGATGTAACAAAGTGGAATCAGGTCGTCGACAACACTCTCACGATACAGCGTGTCGTAATGTCGGTGATGCACATTCAACTGCTCTGTTCTGCAACACGTTCGGCACTGTCGTCCGTAGTGCTCGTAAACCTCCAGTTTAACCAATCGCCAATGTTCGCTTCCCAGGTACTTCGAATACCACTCGCTAGTTTCCTCCCCGTCACCACGGTATTCAGCAGCACACTTCCGCGTGTAACGGGCGACCGATTCGAATGCCCCAGCCGTCAAGTGATGCCAATACAGTTCCTTCGCCATCTCTCGGTTGGTGATCGACGGAATCATGTCGATGAACTCCATCACCTTCGAGAGCATCATCCACGCTACCCTCGCGCGGACTAAGGGTTCAACTTCAGGACCACATTCCTCACGGGCATGTCTACACGCCGCTTTGATCTTCAGGGGGTTGGCGACAATACGCCCTTCTCCAGGGAACATTGCCTCAATCCACAGAGGCAGATACTCACTCATTGTCCAATCCTTTCAGAGAGTAGTTGAAATGCTGTTGCTGCGCACACGGGAACTTGTCCGTTGCCAATGGCTTTAATTCTGTCCACATAATGGGCCACCCCATGAGTGCTTCGAATGCCATAGGGTTTGGGTATATCGATCCATCCTCGTACTTCCCTTCTGTCAGTTTTTGAAACTGCGCTGCCCGCTGCCCGAACTTGCAACCGCTGCTGCTCCCCTTCCAGTCCGACGCTGTTGGGGTATCCCACGATCCAGATTCGATCTCGCTTGTGGGGCGCACCGCACTCTGCCGCTGATACGCAACCCCATTCCGCATCGAACCCCATTTCGGCCAGATCACCGAGGACGCTTCCGAGTCCTCGTACAGTGAGAGCTGGTGAGTTCTCCACAAACACGAATCGGGGTTGTACCTCGCGAATAATCCGCGACATCTCGCACCAGAGACCACTTCGTTCCCCAGTGATTCCCTCACCACTTCCGTTGACTGAAATGTCCTGGCAGGGAAAGCCGCCAGAAACCACGTCAGCAATTCCTCGCCACGGCTTTCCGTCAAAGGTTCGCACGTCATCCCAGATGGGGAACGGCGACAGAATTCCATCATTTTGTCGCATTGCGAGTACAGCTGCGGCGAAGTGGTTTTGCTCGACGGCACAGATTGTTCGCCATCCGAGCAAGTGCCCTCCGAGTATTCCACCACCAGCGCCCGCGAAAAGTGCCAACTCATTCATCGTTCTCCTCGTCCTCCGCAATCTGTTCGTCGACCTCATGCATAGCATCGGTCAACGACTTAGCATAACCGATGCGGGTGTCTTCAGGTCCGTCGTATTCGTCGTGGGCGAATTGCCAGTCGTGCGCCCGAATCGGAATCGGCGGGGGATCGTAAGTGATTGTGTAGCCTCGGTACTTCATTTCATCACATCCAGTTCGCCAATAATGGTCTCACAATCTTCGAGAGACTGATCTCGAAACGATATGGGCTTCAGGTCGTGCAGGTCACACAACGCCCGCATCAACGCCTCAGTCGTTTTCTTCGCTTTGCTGCGGGCAATTCGCCATTCCTCTTTCTTCGGTGGTTCTGCGGGTGGCTCGTCACCAGATTTGTCGGTGTCGGACGTGCGGGTGTGCTCAGCTAATCGATCAAGTTTTTCGTCAGAATGCCGTGGTGGCGGGGATGCACACCCAGTGTCGCTCGGCCCTTCAGATGCCCCTAAATCCTGCCCAGCTTCCGTAGTCTGTGTATTTGAAGGGGACAATGTCCCCTTTTCTCCATCAGGTGGGTAGGTTGCCTCTTTTCGTTCGGCCACGATGCGTTTCACGGTGCGAGCATCGACCCCCGCTTTCTCAGCGATTTTCGCCTGTGTCATCTTGCCGCCGTTGTCCAGCAGCCATTCAACGCAGTGACGTTTGTCCGCGCGGCTCATTCGCAGACCGTGGGAATCGTTCGCGGTCATGCCGAAGACTCGAGCGTCCTTCGCCGTCCCCTTGTGGATTTTGCAGGGAATCGACGCCCGCTTCACCCGCTGTGCAGCCAGTGTTCGGTGGAATCCGTCAGCCACGAAATAGTCAGTGCCGTCGTGGAAGACATCGAGTTCTCCCAGTGGCCACTTCTTACTGGAATTGTTCTCAAGCACCCCAGCGTAATCGTCAACAACATCCTCGTTGATCTTCACTCTGGCCTGGGTGTCCGCGTCAATTCGTAACAGGTCAATCGATACTGCTTGGGTCGTCATCTTCAATCCTTAAAAGGGAACGTCTGGGTTCTTCATCTTCAACTCAGCTGCCTTCAGCCGCGATCCATACTCAATCCGCATATCAACCAGTTCTTCACGACTGAACGAAACCGATTGTGTCTTCAACTGCTCTAATCGCTCCACGGTCTCTTCACCTCGCACAGCCAACATCCACTTCCGAAACGCCTGAGGCGCACCGCTCTGGTAGACGTTGCACGCGGAACATTGAGGGGCCACGTTGTCCTCTTCCAGCAGGATTGAATTCCTCCGACTGGATATGAAGTGCCCCGTGTGAATTCCTTTGATCCCGCTATTCCACGCATCAGTTTTTCCACACGTCACGCACACACATTCACCGACGTATCGAGCAACCTGCCGAATCTCACCATCAACTACGGCCGTGACGAACTGCCTCGGATCCGCTCCGAATTCCGCCCTCGCCATCTTCTGGAACAGTGGTGCAACGAACTTCCGAACGTACGTCGATATCTGAAACTCCTTAGCCTTTTCCACGAGGCGACTCTTGTGACGTGCCGCTTTCTCTTCAGGCGTCAGGGGCATTCTTCAACCTCCAGTCACGGCATTTCTGTGCGTTCTTCTTCTGGCACTTCTCGCACCGACTATTCCCCTTGGCCGAATCGCCACCGCAAGAGACACAACACTTGAGTTCAAGCAATTGAGCCTCGCGGTGTCTCGCCCGTGTGTTCTCACGAATTCTGCAGCGTTCGCAACGCCTGCCGACTGACGGTGCTGGCTGAGTGCAATTGACACAGAGGCCAGCAGCAATTCGGCGTTGTCGTGTTGTCGTCATTTGTCAAAGCCTCGTCGCTTTAGTGATCGTCAATTCCGTACGAAGCGTCACAAGCTGCCGCGTAACATCCGCTGTCGAATCACGAAACTCCAGCAGGGCCACTCGCTTCTTTTCCTTAATCCGCTCGTCATCAGCCTCTGCCGCTTCGTACACAGCTTTGAGCGTTTCGAATTCCTTAATCAGATCCGCTGCACCCTTTTCACCGATGCCTGGACAACCCTTAATTCCGTCGACCGAATCGCCCATGAGCATCTGGAATTCAGTCCACTGCTCAGGCTTCAGCCCCGTTGCCTCAATGTGTGCAGCTGTCGACAGCCACTTGTAATCGGGCAGCATCTCGCCGCTGGTGGGATTCTCCATCCACTCCACGTCGAGCAGCATATTCACATGGTCTGACAAACACTGACGCATGTCTTTGTCCTGTGTCATCAGCGTGACGCGGCCATCGAACTGGGCCGCGTAGCTCGCCATCATGTCGTCAGCTTCCATGCCCTCCTGACTGACGCACGCGAAGTTCTTCTTTTCCAGCAGCTCACGAACCAGATTCAACTGTTGCCCTAATTCAGGATCCTTCGCTGGTCGAGGTTTGTACGGTGCGTCCCAACCCTCAGTTAATGCCTTGCGGTGATTCACGCGACTGTCGAAACAGCAAGCAGTGTCGGTAAGCCCCTTCTCTTTGAGGCGATCAACCGTGCGATCAATCCAGTCTGCAACACCCTGTGCGGCCTCAATGCCAGCACCACTGAACCAGAATCGGTGCAGGAAATAATTCACGTCGACTGCCAGCATCCATGGATCCTTGGCTGGCGCCGCCTCTCTGTTGGGCGACTTCCGCGATTCGTCAGACGTTTGCCCAACCATTCCAGCCAACAGCGAATCACGATCTGGTTTCTTGGCAACCTGCATGTATTGGGTGTACGTCGCCTCGTGGCCACGATCTTCTTCCTTTGGATACGCTCGGCATACACCTGCTGTGCGAGACGCATGCCCAGGGCTCATCCATTCTGGAAACACTTGGTGGTAGTGTTCTGGCCATCGTGCTTCGCTGTACTTGGCCAAGTCGCCAAGCCAAAACGAGATATCTCGACTGAGGCTCGCCAGATGTTTCCCGAGGTCTTCTGCTTCTTCGATCGTCAGGTTTTTGCAGTCGAGGAAACGCTTTCGGAATCTGTTCTCTTCAGTCATGATCTACCCTCACTCCGATCTTGTATGTGACATTATCGCTAACGATCAACAGTTCCGCCCCTGCGTATTCGCCGCGACCTGGTAGACCCACTTCCGCACCAGATTCAACCAGAAACGGCTTCAGTTGTTTGAGGAAACCTAACGACAACTGGATGTTCGCCTCGCGCATATCCGCCCGTTGTAAATCCCGGTCCCGTTCGGCTGGTGTTCGCCTGTCTTCATATCCTCCAAACATCATCACTTACCTCACTCAAAAGGAACATCGGAATCGACGCCATCAGTACCGTCTTCTGTCGAGTTAATTCGTGCGTAACAAGCCTGCAACGCATCCTGTGTCCAACACGTATAGTCGGCCGCTGGAAACTCTCCGACGATGGAAACAACGAATCGGTCGAAACCCTCACGTAAGTCCGCAGCACTCTTCACGTCGCCCGCGAACTTGGCCTGCCAGTCCTTTTTGAGTAGGTTCAAATCACCTTTGGTAATCTCATGCTCTGACTCTTTGGGCAACGCCCACGATGGCAGCTTCGGTGGCTTCCAATAGTAAACCCCACCACCAGACTTTTCTGGTAGCCGTGCGTAATTCCAGCCCTTGCCACCTTTCTCTGCGACCTCCGCGAATGTTTCGTCCAGGTGATACAGATAGCGGCCGATTTGCCAACACGCCCCTGCCCTTTTCATGGCCCCTGAAAATCCGCCTTTCGCTGGTTCGATTTGCGTTGGCTCACTGACATCGTATTTCGTGACCCACTCGTCATCGACTTTAATCGAAATCCCCACCTGAATAGAGAATGCACCTGGACGGACTTCATGAACAACCTGTGGCGTGTTCTTCCAGTTCTCAGGACCAACCACGTCATCCAGCCGTGTCATAATTGCACGGGCCGTGATATAGGCCAGGACGTTGCACCAGACGCGACCACTGGTATTTCCAGATCGCGAAACACGCCACTCAATGTCTTCTTCAGGGAATGGCCCTGCTAGTCGTTTTAGATTCATCTTGTTTCCTTTTGAAATGATGCGGGCCTCTCACCCGCCCGAGCGTTATTGTTGATTGACATTGCACACACGCTTCCTGCAATGATTCACTGTATTTGCCGAACCCAACTCTTAGCGTCGTGCTGTTTCCAGCGAGTTGCTTTCGCGTCCTCTCGTAGCTCGGCCCCTCTGCAGAGGTGGTCTAATTAGACTCCAGTCTTCTCAGCTTCGATCTGCTTTGCCGCTTCATCTGCGTCTTCCATCTGCGAATGCGTCAATACGTCGCAACTCTCCACCTTGAATTGCACACAGCCTGTTTCTGTTTCGTGGACAACGCGGCCGTAATCACCAGCCAGATAACGATCGTCGGCGCCAGTCAGCTTTTGTAATGCCTCCACAGCACCATTGATGTCGGTCAACGATCCATGACCAACTAAGTGGTGGCCAACGGAAAGGGAAAAACTCTGAGTCATTGTGTTACTTTCTGTTAAACAACTTCCGAAGAAACGATCTCGATACATTCACTCACGGCCAGCACGCGACCAGCCAACTCCACTCCTATCTCATTCCGCACATCAACGCGGATGCAGTCTTTGTCTCCAGGCTGAAACCCTCGCACACTGCGATTCGGTTTCCTTGAGAAGACCGCATACTGCATATCCCCACGCTCCATGTCTCTCGCTACCCACACCGTTCCCACTTGATCCTCCTTGTAAACATGGTTTCAACGCTTTGCCGAATCCTTCGACAGCAATTCCTTACGAACAATTCTGCACTCTTGGGGAGCGTCGACTCCAATCCTCACGACACTCTTCCGAATATCCAACACCTGAATGGTCACACCCAGTTCAGGCAACTCAATTACCTCGTTCAGCTTTCGACTCAACACAAGCATCCCTGCTCTCCTCTGTACGTACCTATCAATCAGAAATGTAATGTGGGGTTTCGAACTACCTATGGCTTACGTGAACGGATCCAGCTTTTGCCGAACCTTGTTCGAACAGCACTCACGCAGCATTCGTCCTATCTCAGAGAATCGTCGATCCCAGGTCTTCACCAGCTCTGCGTTGTCTAATTCGCCAACGCAATCTTTCTTGTACTTCTTAACGACTGTTTCCAACGCCTTCAGCTTCGTATCGACCGACTCGACTCCCGTCTGCTTCTTACCGCCGTGTAAACGTGAATGGACGATGGGGTCGTTTTCGAATGACCGCTGTTTTGATCGAAACTGCGTAGACCGATTCTTTGAACCGATTCGCTTTATACCGAAAAACTGCTCTGTGTGGTGGATCGCATCACCGTTGCGAAACCTGCAGGCACTCAGCTGATCAATGAACTTCACGACGACCTTCGAGTGATCACCCGTGAAGTCATCCACCTGTGCCTTGTCTGCAATCGTGTCCAGCAAAGCATCTTTCAGTTCTGGCCCTGCTGTCCCCTTGTCAGCCTGAAACGCAGTAGCCACCCAGGTATATGCCTGTCGTCGCTTATACAGTTTCTCAATTTCAGACTCACGACGACCAGTAACATCCGCAATGTCGCGTGCGCTGTCGGAACCCCTGACCATGAATTCGTCAATGAGGCTTCGCAGAACGAAAAGAGAATCCACAGGGGCCGCTGTGTTCAACCGTAGGTTTGCGGCGAAACGAATCTTCCTGGCTGTTTCATCACTGCACTTGATGATGTATGCAGCAAAGTGCGTACTCCCCGTCTTCTCATTCGCATGTAACCGCTGACAACCATCCAGAACATCAAAGCCGCGTGGAGTCTTTCGCACAATCACTGCTGGTGCAGCTGACCCTTCCACCATCATGTTGGCATAAGAATCGATCGCCTCGACTACCTTCGCTTGCCCGTCAGGTCGCCCCAGGTTCTGAACATTCCAGCCACTAACAAGCTCGTCATATTTCATGCTCTCTCGGTACTCTGGCTCAACAGACATTACCGATCGCAAATAGTGTTCTGTTTTGTGGTCTACAGTAAACATGCTACCTCTTTTCGTTAATGAAGTTCTCTGCCTGTTGAATACGTTCCGGCAACAATTGCAGGACACGAACAATGCCGTCAACAACCTTAATGTCTTCTTCGGAATGACGCGCTTTCGCCAGCCACCCAGCGTCTTTCATGTATTGAGTTCGAAGACCGTCAAATGCGAGCAGCGCGTCATGCACAAGGCTGGACGCATGTTCTAACGCACGAAGCCCGCCACGTTGCTGCTCTTTCGATTGACGTTCGATCGAGGTCTGGATCGTCTCTTCCTGAGACAGTTTTCGGAACACGGCCGTCTTCGCCTTCGACGAAAGCCCTTCGAATAACGACTCAATTTTTCGCATCGACTCTGAGCCAGCTCGCAGCTTCTCTGTCTCAGCCGATCGTTGTTTCTTTTTTACTGAGACACCGTGGACGATGTTCGTTCCTTCACTGACGGACAGCTTACCGTCACGAACCTGCTTCACGAGAGCTTCGGGAGCATCGTTGATGAGCGTCTGGGCACGCTTCACGGAACTGACACTGACATCCAATAACTCAGCGGCACCGTGCTGTGAAAGCAAAAGCTCATTTGAGCTTTTGCTTTCCTTGCTCGTTCTGTCACCACCCTTCTTCGTCGTCACCATCTGAGCAGCAATCACTGACCGTTGCGATGGTGTCAAATGCCGACGCATAATGTTCATGCTGACAATCAGCGATTTTGTCGCTTCTTCAGTCATGCCAACCGTTTCAAACTCTGGCTCCACTCCCGCAATCTGGCACGCCACCAATCTGTTTCGGCCATCGATAACCGCTCCATTTTCATTCTTCAAAATTGGACTTTGCTGTCCGTTGGTGGCGATATCGTCAGCCATTGCGTTGAGTTTTGCTTCTGTCATCATAGGGAACATTTCGGCCACTGGGTGAGTTTTGCTTGCGTCGATCATTGCGTTGAGTTCCGCGTACTAGCTGAGCGAACTTCGTATCCTGAGTCTCTGTGTTGTACGTATGGTACGGCGGAATTATGTTGCCGAGAGTGAGGTTGGTCATTGACCCATCGCCTCCTTCAGTGCCCAGCGTTTCACATAGAAGCGGCCACTGGCAGTGCGGCGGTAACCCTTCGCGGGAAACAGACCGTCGTGAATCCAACGGCAGATCGTCCACGAGGTGACACCAGCTATTTTCGCTGCTGCACCCGTGGTTAATTCCTCGTCGGATCGTGACTTCGTCGCTGCCATTGTCGCTCATACCCCGTGTGGCGTTTCTTCCGTTTGTGGTGTTTGTGGCGGAAGGATACGCGGGGGAGGGCAGACTGTCAAGGGGGAGAGTGGGAGGAAATATAAAACAGAACTCAACACTTTTAGTCGTCGTCAGAATACCCCAGCATTCCATACACTCCCTGAACAACACCATCTAGAGCAGCCATTCGGTTCTGCTTGTAGTTGTCGAACCAAGCACGCCTTTCTTCTGGCGTGTCAAGGCCAACGAACTGCTGCAGCAGACCATGGTTGGCGGTAGTGTGTGGCATATTAAACACGCCTTGACCCCAAAATTCTTTTCCTCGGCCGATGCCGTGCGAGTCTATTGTGATTTGCTCTTGTAGCTCTGTTAAATCTTCATCGCTTATCTGACCACCGCTATCGACAATGTTCTCAATCACAGAAGAATAACCACTCCAGTTTCCTCCAGGCTCAACACCTAAGTTTTGCAGTAATTCACTGTTTTTGTAATTGTCCTGAGCTTCAGACGTTGCCGCTGCAGTTGTGTCTAGCGTTGGCTTCGCCTCGGAACCGTACCTGGCCGACACGGTTTGGTCCACACCCACATTCCCTTCAGCCATTTCCTTCAATATGTTCCGTGCGTCCTCCCTCACGCTATGAACATTCGATCGCGAACGAGTCTTCAGATCACGCATCTCACGTTCACTCATTCCACCACGAGCTGCACGACGATCGTTAATACGCGCTCGATTCGCAGCAGCCTGGTCCATATACTCCTCAGGCGTTGCAGCAGAAATCATCTGATCGTTGTGTGAATCCTGGCCAACCGCATCGCCTGTTTCACGCTGACGAACGCCACGAGCTTTGTTGCCGCGACTTGTCAGTGCCAGCCGATTATCTCTTGTTCTCATAATAATGTCGCCGTAACCCTTCTCTCTCATGGCCCGCAGGTTTGCCTGTGTGTCGTCTCCCTGCGGCTGATTCACATTCGACTGCATCGCCTGCAGTTGTGCGAATCGGTTCATCTCCTCACCACCAGGCGTCATCGCGAATTCGCGGTTGGCGTCACGGTTACGATATCCAGCCAGCTGTCCCTGAAACGCAGCTTCCTCTTCTGGTGTACCACGACCACGAGCAATGTTGTATTCAGGATTTCCGTGGTGCCGACTTAGCATCAAATGATGTGCTGCTGCAGATTCCTGCTGCTGTGCTTCGGCCAGCCGTCCTTGAAGGTTGTCCAACCCCTCTTGAGTCAGTGACGTTGCCCCCCGCCTCATTGGTGCGGGCTGCACCAGCATTGGACGTTGAGGCTGGCCACCAACTGAAGCTTCTGGAGCCTGCTGGGGAGTTGTAGGGAACTGCTTGAATCCCCCAGCGGGGGCCTGTTGCAATTGTGCCCGCATACTTGGGGTTTCAGGGCCAGCAAGCCCTTGGCTGCCTGGAATAGGAGGGAAAATTGGTCGAGGCGGTACTGACTGAGCAGCAGGTTGAACGGCCTGCCCGGCCTGAGCCCCCTGGCCATAAGGTGGGGCTGGGCTTCCATATTGCGGAGGAACGCCTTGGCTAGACCGGAATCCTCTCAGTCCTCCTCTTCCAGGCACAGGATTCCTGTTCTGTGAAGCCTGGTCAATAAACTGCTCGACAGTTCCGCCGGGGCCTAAATGCTTGGCGTATGGTGATTGCTCAAGAGACGACGCCTGCTGTTGAGGCGAACCGGCAGCACTCACGAGCCCCTGTTGCTCAGGGTCGAGAGCCCCGTTGTATCCGCCCTGCTGTGCCTGCGGAAACTGCTTCAACACCATATTCGGCTGGAACGCCTGCCCACCAATCGGCGCACCTGTCACGTTACTCGTGTACCGCGCAGCCTGGGCATTCGCACGGCTATTCGCAGGGTTGATGCGGCCGTAGTTGTTTCCCATGGATCGCAGGAGTGGTTGTTGTGGCATGACGAATTTCCTTCGGTGTTGGTTGGTAGCTTAATTATCAAGTAAAACCCTCATGTGTCAATTGGTGACTGGTAGGGAATCACTGTGGTTTGGGGACGCTTTCATGATGTCCCACCATCTTTTTTCGACCTGATATGCGGACGCCGCTCACAGAGTCCGTTTTGCTGTTCATAAAACGGCACGCCCATTTCGGACGGCAGTACATGGACGGGAGTGTCCTTGGATCGCCACAGAGCATAAGGCAGACTGACCTGATCACGGCAGCAGCCCGCTTGATACTCGTCCCACCAGAGATCATTGAGAGCGTTTGCCTCTTTGTTTCTGACCAGAAACCCTCCACAGTATAGACCAAAGTCTGCAGGGAATCCCTCTCGTCGGTATCGCTGAAGCTGAGCTTTGAGCACCCTTTCAGACACCTGCCACGTCACCGCCTTGGCTTCCTTGTACGCACACTCTCGCCATGGGTGACGGTACAGGTTCAAACCGCTTTGGCAGTTCGCCACGATCTCCCGAGGATCAACAGTCAACGGCAGGTTCGCATCATGGTAGATTGTCCAGTCAGCATGCGGGAACAACAGGTGTGGACGGATCTTGTATTTTCTGTTTTCGCGACGGTCGGTCGTCTCTGTTGGATGTGGCCGGAGACACTCCCAGCCACTGACATCAGGGCCATCAGTAAACAGGACGTGCCGTACCCCTGGAATTTTTGTTACTGGAGCCAACTTGTCGTAACCCCCGAAATGAGCAGTGTAAACTACAAGCATGTGTGGTTGACCACTTCCATGATCTGTGCGGACTCTTGTTCAATTGTTGGCGGCATCAGCCCTCGTACCACACGCATTAAATCATCAGCGTCTGTGTATCTTACGCACGGGTAATCCCAGCACCATCCAACGTCAGGAGCGATAACCGGCTTGCCCATTGCCATTGCCTCGGGCACGCACATGGGGCCGCCCTCGTTGTCAGAGAGAACGAGCATGTAATCGACAGACCTGTAAAAGGCAGGCATGTCTGCGTCTGACAGTCTCCCCAGAGTATGTCGAACAGTGATTCCCGGAATGTCAATCAAGTCGCTTATCAGGTGAGACCGCTTCCGCGGTGAATCTTTTACAGCAACTCCCAGAACGATATCACGTCGACCATACAGACTGGATGGGGCTGACGGAATAACTGTAGTGCGATCGGCGGGAAGGTACTGGGCTGTCTTCTTGCACATCGCGATACACCAATCAACCTTGGCTGCGACAGCATCAAAGACCCTTCCACGACTGCTCTCCTCCCAATGAGTGAACCAGCCAATGTCACACTTTGTTTTCTTCATTCGGCCAGCCACATTAAACATGGCATAGTTGCACCAGATATTGACATCAGCCTTCGGGTCAGGCTTCGCGCTACACTTCGAGTTTGGTAGTTGCCATGCCTCAGCTATTCGTTGCAACACCCACCCGTCTGTTGGCCGCACAATGTTGATCTTCATGCCGTGAGATCCTCCTTCCACTTCTGGAACTCTGGCCATGCCTTGTTCTGCATGTAGCGATCGTGATACAGGGATCCAGCATTGTCTCCATGCAGACAGCCAACCTCCGATGAGTTAAACAGCAGGCCTGGAAGCGATTCAACACCATGTCGCTTAGGCTCAATCCCCTCCCAGTTTCGCTGATAGAACCGAGTGTGTTCGAACCAGTAAAACGATCCTGAAAAAAACCAATGCGACCCCCCTACTCGGGAATTTCGACGGAATGGCCCAGTCATTGCAAACTCTTCCAGGTGCTCCTTCACTGTCGGCCAGTCGTCCAGACATGTGGCATACATTATCTCAGTCCAGTCCTTTACAGTTTCGCCTCTGTGTGAAACCGTGCCGAGTGAATCCTCGCTGCAGACTGTGTCTTTCCCAAACACTTTTGTGACGCCCTTCGCATGAGCCCTGAATGTCACCTCGTGTTCAAACGACCTTACCATCGACATCATCTTCACGGCCGTCACGTTCTCGCCCAGGCACTTCGATTTCGTCTTACCCACATGATTCTTCTCAACGACAAACTCAAACCCGTGACCACTCAGGTATTCCTTCACCATCTCTGGCGGATCAGTCTTCTCGTCGTAAACGATACCGACGATCTTTCGGCCGTTGAATAGGTCTATCCGCTGAAGGATCTGATCGAGGTTCCATTGCCACACCCAGCGAGTCTTAGTCAGTGGGTAGATGTGGTAGATCAGGTTCTTTCGAACGTCATCAGGCAACTGAATCTGAGTGACAACTGGCCCTTCTCGTTTCACGATAGCCTGTCTTTTTCGCTTCCCCGCCTCAATCTGCTTCTGCAGCTTCTTCGCGTAAGCACGGTCCTGTTTGATTGCTCTCCACAACAACGTGTACGCACCAGCTCTCAGAAGAACCGTCACCCCTTTTGACTCTATCAATCCAACCGAAACACCAGTGGCTTCAGCCAGCATGCGGCGGTTGCCCATCATCTTGTCGACGAGGTATTTCTTTTCCTTCTGGCACCAGTCCGCACCCTTGCTGTTCATCTCACCAACGACATCTGAACAACCACAGCCCTTACCGCCCTTGATGCCTGTTAAGCCTTTGATCATCTTCGCGAGGAACGTACCAACCTTGCTCTTCTTGAGACCCTGTCGAGCGCCGTCAGGAATCTTCGTCTTGTGTTTCGCGGGGCAGACGACGTACTTGGTCTTCTTACGCCGAGCCTGCATCTCCGCTAGTCGTTGACGTGTGGTTTCGTGCATGTCAACTCTCTGATATATCAACTACGAGTGTCACGCTGCCAGTACCAACAGTAAAGAGTAAAGCACCGCAGTCGTGATACCCTTCCACTGACCACGCAATTGTGTCATGGCAGATCA